AAAGCCTGGGCAAAAAGAACTTTTGATGTATATCCTAGTGCTTACGCAAATTTAGCAGCATCTAAATATTGCAAAGACCCAAATTATGCAAAAAAAGCTAAAGGCGGTAAAAGAAAGGGTAAATTTGCAGGTGGCCCTATAAGGGGACAAGGTGTTGTAATGTCGGATAGGTTAAGATGAGTAAAGGTCAATTAAAAAGCTGGCTAGATGAAGAATGGGTAAGGATTGGGGCTGACGGTACAATACTTGGATCTTGTGGCGGTAGAAAAGAAGCCGAGGGTAAGCCCAAATGTTTGCCAAGAAAAAAAGCTGAAAGCATGTCCAAGGAAGCTAGAGCTAAGTTAGTAGCACGTAAAAGAAAAAAAGATCCAAATCCAAATAGAAAAGGTAAGCCAATTATGGTTTCCAATAAATTAAAATCAGGTGGGCGTGTAACAATACGTGGTCAAGGAATTGTTATGAGTAACAGGTTGAGGTAACATTAAAATATGAAAAAATTAAAAAAAATACCAGCTGGAAACAAAGGATTGCCTAAATTACCAAAAGAAGTTCGTAAAAAAATGGGATATTTTGTTACTGGTGGAAGAGCGGAAAAAAAGAAAGATGGCAAAATAGCTAGAGGTTGTGGTAAAGTTATGTCTAATAGGCGTAAATATACAACTCAAAGATAGGAGATAAATATGCCAAAGAAAAAATCAACAGTTGATCCAAAATTGCAAGCAAGATTGGATGCAAAAGTAAGACCAGACGAGCCAGTTCAGGAAGATCGTATTTACTACAATATGAAACCCAAAAAGAAAGCTCCTGCTAAGAAAACTACAAAAAAATCTACTAAGAAGTAAGGAGAACTATAATGCCAGGTAAAAAAAATTCAAAGTACGGTAGTATGATGAAAAAATCCAAAGGTGGCATGATGATGAAAAAATCCAAAGGCGGTTCACTCATGAAGAAGTCTAAAGGTGGTTCATTAATGAAGAAGTCAAAAGGCGGTTCTTTAATGAAAAAGTCGAAAGGCGGTAAAATGATGAAAATGTCTAAGGGTGGATCAGTCATGATGGCAGGCAACGCTAACAGAAGAAGAAATAATTTGAGATAGTGCCTTATTTAATTAGTAATATCCCACACTTCAAGTGTTGGGTTAGGAGAGAGTTTACACACAATCACGAGCAATACCAAGATGAGTATTTACATGCTTTGGCTATTGCTGTAAACACAATTCCAGATAGATCACTTAGCTTTCAAGTTGTTTTTACTGGAGAAGAATCTAATTGTGAAGACTGGGATGAGGGCAATATACACGGTGGTGCTATGTGGGCTAGGATGCCCATACAAGCTCTTGTAGCAGATATACCTATGGAAGACTATCCTCGGCCTATGGAAGATCATTTAGCACAACCTTGGGATTGTGAAGCTAGAGATCATGCGGTTACAGTTATGGACAGAGTAAGTTCATCACCTTGGATTGCTAAAATAGATGGTGGTTTTTATCAAGCTAAATATTTGTTTACAGTAGATTACACAAATACTGATATTGCAGATGATCCTGCACAACATAAGCAAAGTCATGTATTATATATAACTGAGGACTGTGAATGGAAAGGTAACTTAGTTGCTTTACCTAATAACAGAGTCAGGGCTACAAGTCCTGCTCTATGGGTAACAGGTGAGGGGCCACCACAGTTTAAACCTTCGCAGTGGAAACATTCAGCAGAGGGACATGAAAGTTATCTTGATCCATCAATAACTTTTGATAATTTATACGAGGATTAATTATGGCAGAATTAAGCGTAGCAGCAAAAAGAAAATTAATAAAAGAACTTAAAGGAGCTTCTAGGTTACATGCTAAACAAGCAAAGCAAATAGAAAAATCTTTACAAAAACCTAAAAAGAAAAAATAATGGCTACCTCAAGTAGTACAGATTTTGAACCAAATGTAGCTGAGTTTGTTGAAGAAGCCTTTGAAAGGTGCGGTTTAGAGCTCAGAACAGGTTATGATCTCAAGACAGCACGTAGATCTATAAATCTTATGTTAGCCGAGTGGGCTAATAGAGGTTTGAACCAGTGGACTATAGAACAAGCTACTCAAACAGTAACAGAAGGCACAACAGATTATTCTTTAAATTCTAATGTAATTGATGTTTTAGATGTTGTTTTGCGAAGAACTGTAAATCAAACTCAAACTGATATTAGTGTAAATAGAATAAGTAGATCTGAATATATTAATATTCCAAACAAGACAACCAAGGCAAGACCATCACAGTTTTTTTTAGATAAATTATCTACTCCAACACTAAAAATATGGCCAGCACCTGAAAACTCTACAGATATATTAGTGTTTAATAAAATAGTTAGAATGGATGATGCAGACAAACCTACAAATACTATGGATATGCCATTTAGATTTTTTCCCTGTTTTGCAGCTGGTTTGGCTTATTATATATCACTAAAAAGGGCACCTGAAAGAACAGCACAATTAAAAGCTATATACGAGGAAGAGTTTAGAAGAGCCGCAGATCAGGATGAGGACAGAGCCTCTTTTAATATAAGACCAAGTATTAGGATGATGTAATGGCTTATGCTACTGGTAAATTTGCAAAAGCATTATGCGATAGATGTGGCTTTGAGTATAAATTATTAGAACTAAAAGAAGAGTGGAACAACCTTAAAGTTTGTCCAAGTTGTTATGAGCCTAAACATCCTCAATTAGAGCCACTACGAGCTAAAGCAGATCCAGAATCTCTTTATAGACCAAGACCTAATAATGATCATGAAGAAGGTGAGGGTTTTGTAGTTGTAGTAAACAGCAATATATTTAAACCTGACTACTTAAATCCATCCACCCTACCTACAAACTTTACGGTAGCTAAGATGACAGGTGGCCTAGGTGAGGTTACAATAGTTACATCATGACATTAGCAGAATTAAAAACATTAATTCAAAACTATACTGAGAATACAGAAACAACTTTTGTAAATACACTTGATGATTTTATAAAAAACGCTGAAGAAAGAATATTCGAGCTAATACAGTTTGATTATTTTAGAAAAAATGTTACAGGTACTTTAACTACTGGTAACACATATTTAACAGCTCCTTCAGATTACCAACTTAGTTTTTCGTTAGCTGTTATAGACGGTAGTGGTGATTATCACTATTTAGATAAAAAACACGTAACTTTCATGCGTGAATATGCAGTAGATCCAACTGCAACAAGTGAAAGAGGCAGGCCAGAATATTACGCAGACTTTGATAAAGATTTATCAACCGCATCAAATAACGGTTCTACAATTATTGTGAGTCCAGTACCAGATGCAGACTATAACGTTGAATTACATTATTTATTTAAACCAAATTCTTTAGTGACTGACACTACAGGTACTTGGATTTCAAATAATGCTAGAAATGCTTTACTTTACGGTAGTTTAGTAGATGCATATATATTTATGAAAGGTGAAAATGATTTAACACAGCAATACGAGCAACGCTTTGTTAATGAAATATCAAGGCTTAAAAACCTTGCAGAAGCTCGTGGTAGGAGAGATGAATACCGTTATGATTCTTTGAGGTCAACGGTATCGTAAAATAAATGCAAAAAATTGAAAGTCTAAAAGGCAAATCAGTTGCTATAGTAGGTATGGGTAAAAGCTGGTTTGATTACAATCTAGCAAAATCACACGGGGTTCATTTTGACGAGGTATGGGCTATAAATGGCGTAGGAACCGTTATATATCACGATAGAGTATTTATGATGGATCCTGCATCTAGGTTTTTAGATACTGATGATGCTGGCGGTCAAACCGAAAGCATGGCAGAAATGTTACAAGCTCATGAGGGTCCTATATACACTTGTGAACTAGATGATAGATGTCCTGGCCTAGTAGAATACCCAATAGAAGAGGTAATCCAAGATCTTAACTGTTACTACCTGAACAATACAGTTGCATACTCTATAGCTTTTGCATTATGGAATGAGGTAGCTGTTTTAAAAATGTTTGGCGTAGATTTTTCATATAAAGGTAATTTACATTTTGCTGAAGCAGGCAGAGGCTGTACTGAGTTTTGGTTAAGTAAATGTATAGCAGCAGGTATGCAAGTTGAAGTAGCACATACTTCTGGATTACTTGATACTGATGTACCAGCAGAGCAAAAACTCTACGGTTATCATAGGTTAGCTAATCCTTTAGTAGTTATGTCAGATGAAAATGGATTGAAAGTAGAAAGAATTAATAATCTTGATATTACCCGAACATCACAACAACCAGTTTTAATAGACCGTAATGATTCACACCTAAAACCACCAGAGCCTAATAAATGGTAAATGAAGTAACACCAGCAGGTATGCCTGGATTAGGCCTTATAGAGGCCAAAACAAGTAACTATGGTGGTCATCCACCTGAGTTTTGGGCAGAAAGGCTTACCGAAAAAATAGTTAGTACAAGCGATAGTGAAGATCCTTATATAAAAGAACAAGCTAGAGCATATAGAGATATGATCTACAAGGTTTGTTTGATTTATATAAAAAATGCGTTAAAATCTTATAAAGCTACTTTGATACAGGATTTAACTGGTCAAGGTAACGAAGATATAGCAAAAATAATTAAAGGTATTTAATATGGCCATTTCATCAACATTAACTACAAGTTTTAAAAAAGAACTACTAACAGCAACACATAATTTTGCAACAAATGGTAATGCTTTTAAACTTGCTCTATACACAAGCTCTGCAACATTAGGAGCGACTACAACTGCATTTACAACTACAAATGAAGTAAGCGGTACAAACTATACTTCTGGCGGTTCTGCACTCACTAAAGTAGCACCAACAAGTTCTGGTACTACAGGTTTTACTGATTTTGCAGATTTAACCTTTGGTACAGCTACTATTACGGCAAGAGGTTGTATGATCTATAACGATACTAATAGCGATAAGTCAGTAGCAACAATAGATTTTGGTGGTGATAAAACATCCACCGCAGGTGACTTTACTATAGTTTTTCCAGCAGCAGCAGCCAGTACAGCTATTATAAGAATAGCCTAATCTAGCCTACTATGGCTAATATAACTGGTTGGGGTCGAGGTGCCTGGGATGAGGGTCCTTGGGGCGAACCAATACCAGTTACTCTTACAGGATTAGCAGCAACAAGTGCTGTTGGTTCTGTTTCTATAATAGCGAAGGCTAATGTAATACCATCTGGACAATCAGCAACGGCATCTGTATCTGGTGTTGGAGTAAATGGTGATGCGTTAGCAGTACTACCAACTGCGGTTGCAACAGTAGGTGGAGTATCTGTAGATGTAGATGGTGAAGCAAATATTCCCGTTGCAGGACTAAATGCCACAGGTAGTGTAGGTTCTGTAATAGTTCATCATAACGCTGTTCTTACTGTTACAGGAGTTGCAGCTACATCTGCTGTAGGCAACATTACTCCAATAGCAAAAGCAAATGCTAGTCCATCTGGTGTATCAGCTACTGGATCTGTAGGCGATGTAACACTTACTGGTAAGGCAAACCTTACTCCATCTGGAGTTGCAGGTACAAGTGCTTTAGGCACAATATCTATAGGTTTAGGCACAACTGTACAAATTACAGGTCAATCTTCCACAGGATCTGTTGGTAGTCCTACAGTAATTTCAAAAGCAAATGTAATACCTACAGGCGTCGAAGTTGTAGGATCTGTAACTAATGTATTGGTTTGGGGATTAATAGATGATACACAAACAAAAAATTATGCTAATATAAATACTGACCAAAGTTCATCCTTTGCTGAAATTAATGAAACACAAACCCCTGATTGGGAAGAGGTAGCATAGAAAATGGCAACTTATGTAAATGATTTAAGGTTAAAAGAGATAGCGACAGGTGATGAATCAGGAACCTGGGGAACATCTACGAACACAAACTTAGAGCTTATAGCTGAAGCTTTTAGCTTTGGTACAGAAGCAATTACCACAAACGCAGATACACATACCACAACAATAGCAGATGGTTCTACTGATCCAGGTAGATCTATTTATTTAAAATACACAGGTACACTAGATTCAGCTTGTACTATTACTATTGGTCCAAACACAGTATCTAAACTTTGGT